TGCCTAGCAACGTCATAAGTTGGTTCTGGGCGGTTGTGCCGCCCTGACGGTACGGCGCAAGGTCCGCCCGACCGATGTCGAACATTTCGCGTTGGGCGGCGATGCTCTTGTCCGCAGCTTCACGCTGGGCAGCAGCGCTTGCGGCGGCGGCTTCGCGCTGCGCGTCAGCCGCGCTGCTGGAGCCGAGCAAGCTAGATCCTGCGCCAAGAACGGCAGACCCTAAGATGGCAGTTTCGATACCCATATCAGTTGCCTTTCACCAGCGCGCCATCGTCGCGGGCCTTGAACCCAAGGCGGTCGAAGATACCATACATATACTCATGTCCAGGCATGATCCGCGTGTGGGCGTCCTCATGCGCGAACAATTCCGCTAATACCCCCCGCGTTGCCCACCGCCGCCGCCACTCGGGCAGAACTGACACATGAACTTCGCCGTCTTTGAAGTACGCCGCACCAACACAGGTATCGTTGCGGATTATAGCCTTAACATCCCACGTTTGCAAAATGTTTGCGTAATCCTCGTATGCGACCGGCTGAGACCAGTCTGTAGCCCGAAATCCAACTTCCAGCGCCAGATCCCGATCATTGACCAATCGCGTCGCCATCGCGTCCCTACGATAGTTGTTTGACGAGCGGCGGCAGCACCTCGGCCTGCGCCCGCACCATCTCATTTCGGAAGCTCTCGGTCGCCGCAGCGCCCTGCCGCGCCTCCTTGGCAACCTCAATCTGGAGCATGGGCATGGCCGAGATGGCGCACATCCACTCGTCTATCTCCGCACCGGTCTGCGGATGGACCCCACGCAACTGCGTGAACCAAGCGCACTGAAGTTGGACGCATTCTTTCTTGATCAGTGGGCAGAATGATCCGTTCTTGAGCTGCATCGTCAATCCTTGGTCGCGATGATGACGTCAACGTACTGGACGGCGAAGTCCATCGCCGTGCCGCTACCAGCGTTGGCGATGGTAATGCCAGTGGTCACCGTGCTTGTGCTGGCCGTAGCTTCACCAAACCAGTTAGTTCCAGAGCCCGTGCCTGATGTAGTGCCGCTTTTAAGTGTATATGTGTGCGCGTGTCCAGGGTCCGTTAACGTATGCGTATGGCTGGGCATGTTGGCGGTGGTGATGGTGCGCGACGTGAACACGGACGTGAATCCCGTCGTACCGCCGCTGCTGGCGGACCCAGACACCACGCGCAACGCCTTGTTGTCGTGCGTGGTCGATTTGGTCCAGCCAGTAGGGGCAGAAGTTTGCACAAACATCATGGCAGTACCAGTGGGCAGGTATGCCCATGCGCCCGTAAACACGCCAGGAGACGCAATTTCAAGCGCCGATGACGGCGTAGCCGTGCCGATGCCGACCGAGCCATTACTATCGACGATAAACGGCGTTGCGTCAGGATCACTGGAATCCTGCACTCTAAGCGCCGCGCCCGTGCCTGTCTGCGTGATCGTTAATGCAGCCGAAGATGTGTTGGAGTCGATAGTGACGTTGCCGGACAACACGGGCGACACCGCCGCCGTGGGGGCCGAAATGTTATCCACCGTCCAGATCAGTGCGTCATCCGCGTCCTTCAGCACAAACTTGTAAATAGCGCCGCCAAGCCAGACGTTAGCCTCACCACGCGAGTCCAAGACAATCGGGTTGGTGTTGGCCGTTGCCGCCGTCGAGTCCGTGTAGGTCGCCTGCAATGTGCTTGTGCCAGCGATGTAGGTGTACAACATGCCACCGACTAGCGGTTCGCCAGCGGCGTCAACAAAAGCCGTCTTGGGGGATGGGGTGAGAACAGCCATTATTCACCTATATTTGCAGCTACGGTCAAGATGACCGATGGGATGGCCGGTACAGGCGCAGACGCCGCTATGCGGGCTATTTGGACATTTGTGTTGGTAGTAGACCACATCAATCGGAAATAGTCACCTGCGCTCATGCGGATGACAAAGTTCCAAGCCGCAACGTAAGATTTACTAGATCCAGACAAACTTAGTTTGGTGGCGCTCTCAGGTACGGACGTTCCGTTTACGTCTGCCCAGATGTACACGTCTTTATCCGCCGCGTTGGTGCTGGTCAGTTGCAACGAAAACTGGATGTTGTACGCACCGGTGCGGTCCACATATACCCGCGATGTTGGCGTCCCCAAACTGACGCCTTGAGTCAAGCTGGTGCTGTTAAGCGTGATAGCGTAAGCAGTATTGAGGGCTGCGGCGGTCTGCGTGGTAGTATCATAGAACGCGCCGCTGCGAAGCGAACCGCTGCCAAGAATGGCATAGAGGTTATAGAAGTACCGATACCACCCCCGCGTGACGTAGTTCGTCATTGCGTCCCAGATGGCGACACGCGGAGCCGGTATTTGCGTGATGTTATCAGGCATTAGTTGGGCTCACGATCAGTTCCGCGCCCATGATGGCAATCTTGACCGGATCTGTACCCGATACCTCGTACACGCGGTCGCGAAGCTTTACGGTCATGCCAAGACGACGCCACAGGACGCGCCGTCCGGTCTCGCCGGTCTTGCCCATTGACCGCCAATGCTCGCTGGACCATGTATGCCCGCCGTCATCCGACCAACGCAACATGACCTGTGGATCGGACCCCTGCACAATGATCTCGCTTGTGGTTTCTTCCGATTCGCCACTGATCGCGCCAGCGGACGCGGCGTCAGACGAGATGCTGCTGAGATAGGTTGTGGTCGCAGGCGTTGCGCCATCCAAACCCACGCCAGTTTCACAATCAAGTTGCAAACTGTGTTGCGTTGTGCGTTTCAAGTTGTTGGTGCCGGTAGGCAGCGCCCGCCACGAGCGCAACCATTTCTGAACAGACCCGGCTTCGGTGTAGACCGTAGGATCGTAAGCGTAGATCTGGCCGGTCAGATAATCGCCGATCACGATCTGGCCGTTGAACGCCATCTGGCAGTTGCCGCGATGACGGGTGTACTGGTTGTTGAGCCAGCCAGCGCGCTGGTGCCATGCTTGGGTCGCCACGTCGTAGACCCAAGTTATGTTGGCGCTGGGGAAGTTCAGCACATAGAACGAATGACCGTCTTGCTGGTAGGTGTACGCCACGGCGTCCGTAATGTCGGCATATTGCTGGATCTGCCATTCGACAGAGTGCGTTGAGATGCGGGTGCCAGCGTAGCCGTTGGAACGGTACACCATACCACGTCCGCGAGCGTCCGAACTGAGCCAGAACACGCCATTGTCGAGCTTGGCGACGGAGAACGGCGCAGCGCAACCGATTTCGATAAACGCGCCTTGGATGCGCGCAAGAGGGAAGTCCGGCAAACCAGCGTCGTACCAAACCTCAATAGAGGATTGCCCAAACAACCAGATTTCGCGATGGTCTACGATCAAGGACACCAGATTGTCAGGCGAGCCTTCGGCGCTGGCAAAGTCAAGGGGATCGACGGACGTGCCATCGTACAGAGACGTAACCCAGAACTTTTGGCTGTTAGGCTGGTTGTAGACAAAGTACCCGTCGATAAACCCAACCGTCACCGCGCCCGCAAAGTCAACGTCCGTAATTTGCGCGAACACGTCCGTGCCTGCGTTGTAAATGTATCCGTTAGCGCCCGCAGCAATAAACATCTGGGTGCCGTTGTCCACCATCGACACTTGATCGGTCCCGGCCACGGTGCCTTTGGATACGACATTGAAATCGCTGTCGATCTTATAGAGCGACGTACCCGACACGGCGTAGCCGTAATTGCCAAACTGCCACAACCCTCGCACCGGGCCAGAACCCATCGTGGCAAGGTAATTTAGACCTGGCGCACGTTGAAGAAACGCGGGTTCTTTTCCAGCTTCCGGCACAACTTCGGGAAACATGTTGATCATGCGGTTGTCCGCAGCGTTGACGCTGCGGGCTACATACGCGGAGCCAAGGATCGGGCTTTTCATTAGAAGTTCCCGGCAAAGATGTTAAACCGCTGGCGGGTGCTGACGATGGCGTAGGGGATCGACATGATGTCGTCAGGGTTATTGATGCGCTTGAGATTGCGCTTTGACGCCATAGCGATGCGCCCAACCGTACCCGATGGCTCCACGCCAAACTCAGGGGCGATTTCACAAGCCAGATTGTACCGGAACGCCCGCATGTAGCCGGGCGGGAAGTACAACGGCGTTGCGATAGTGGCAGGCTGCGTCAACTGCGCCGCCGATATGAAATGCCATTCCAGCACCTTGGTAGGCACCGGATAGATGTGCATGTCGATGTTGGGGTAGTTGGTATTAATCCACATTACCTGTGGAAAAGTACTGGTCACGGTTTTGACCGCGATGCCATCGTATTGTTGCTGGTTGATTATCTTGATGCCGTAGGAGATGCCAGTCGAGGCGTCCACGAAATAGGTCGCGTCATCCATCAAGACAGGGCGGTCGCCAACGAAATCACCGGAAGGGCCAAGCGTCTGACTGATGAGCCCCGGCAACCACGAAAACACTTGCTCTTGCGTCGTGAACGTCGAGAGCTTCTCCGTACCCCAAGAGTCGATCATCTGATTGAGCGCAAACAGCGCGTCTTGCGACGTAGCCGCAGACGGCGTTTCACCTTCGGCCAGAACGCCTAAAAGGCGAAGGGCTCCGTTAATTTGATCCCCGGCTGTCGTCATAGCTGGCTATTCCCTCATTCAGCGGCCTGCGACCGCGCCGCCGGGGTGCAAGTTCATTTACCGGCTCTGACGTGTCAGAGGGCGGGGCTTCGCCAAGAGTATAGCGGCTCCAGCCATTGGTTTCATCATAAATCGCTTCGGCTTCCATAGTGGCAACTTTGGTGCCGTGGATCGCATGGCGCATATAGATCATGGGTATACCCGTTGGAAAGACGCCCCGCCTTGCGACGGGGCGTCAAGATGTTAGCCGATGCGATAGAGCGTCCAAGTTGCATCGCCGGTCTTGCGAGCGCGGAACAACGAGGAACTGGACACCGCAACGCCCATCGCACCGACAAGGGTCCAGCCCGTGGCGGTAGCAAGCGAACCGATGTTGGCGCTGCTCAGATTGATGACCGAAAAGTCAAACGAGCTGTTCGGCTTTGCGTTTGTGAACAGGGCGTCCATAAGCGCGCAAGTGGGCAGGGTGTAGTTGAGGGCCGAACCGGGGGTGGTCGAGATGATACCCGTCGCGATCTGCGCTGCGGTCAGAGTGACCGCAGAAGTCAGACCGGACGTGATGTCGCCCTGATCGCCAATAGTGGGTTCGCTAGCGTTGCCATCACCAAGCTGATAGCCGCCGCCGGAGTTGGGAAGAGCCATGATATTCTCCTAAAGAGTTGAAAGGGGGAAATCTGGGGCCGCAGCCCCAGAGAGAAGTGGTTAGCCCCACATACGCACGGCCATAGGCGCGCGGATTACGTTAAAGCCGTACAGAACGTCAATACGGCAAGGCATACGGTCATTGTTGATGTCGTACTGACGAACAATACGCATCGAAATGCCGTTATGAACCTGGCGAGAAGCCATATCCACACCCTGCGGCATGAGCAGATCGGCGGTGCCGAGCGTGATGGCGTTCTTGTTGTAGATCAGGTTCTGCGGGTAGGCAGTCGAAGCCGCGCCAAGAACAGTGACCGCAGCGTTGTCAGCCGGGAACGAGTCCACGGTCGCCAGCGCCTGAGAGGCGGTGTAGATCGGGGGCGAGATCGCCACGTCGGTCCAAGAACCGCTGGAAGCAGTAGCGGTGGAGGTGACGACGAACTGCTGCAAGCTGCCGGTAGTCTGACGGGTCTGCGGGTTGACCGCGTACACGCCAGCGATGGTGAACACGTCGCCAGCCGCCAAAGTGGCTGAAGCGGTGCCGCCATCAAGGCTGATGGTGGACGCGCCCTGCGTCGTAACCGCGCCGTTGACGAGGATCGTGTCCGTAGCGGAACGCGAACCAGTCGTGTGCTGCACGATGGACTGAGACATGTTGACTTCGTCATAGCCAAGAACCCCTTCGCCCATCATGCCGGTCTTGAACTGACGGCTGATCGTGCTGGTGGGGTTGAAGAAGCCCTTCATGCCCTCGACCAGACCGGCGTTGGCAGCGGGGTTTACAGTGGCGTAACGCTGGTCCATAGGAACGGCGTACTCGTTAAGCTTCTGCTGGGCCTGAAGCAGGACAAGCGAAGTGGCCGGGGTTGTGCCGGGGGTGCCGACCGAGCTGTAGATGCTCTTGTAGGCATTCGCCACGTCCGCGTCTACGCTGGCAGCAAGCTGGCTGACGCGGGGCTTCAGAACGCGCTCTGCGAAGTCATCCAACTGCATGGTGAGTTCGGCAGAGGTGAAGTTCACGCCGATGTGCTTCTGGGTAGAAACAGTCAGGGTCGTGTACTGCTCGTTGTCATCCTGAACCTGAAGCGCAGCGCCGTTGGTGACGAGAGCGCGGTCGGGCAGGCGGATACGCAGCGTGGAGCCAATCTTCGCGCCTTCGACGGCGAAGCTGTCATCGTACTGGCGGTTCACGTTGCGCGAAAGCACCAGATTGTTTTCGAGGATCTCCAGAGCCTTCCTGGTGATCATGTCGATTGTGAGAATGCTATTAGCCATTGGTCAGCCTTTCAGGCGTAGAGGGTTAACGGAATTTCGAAGCTTCCAGCTTCTTCATCTGTCGCGCCCGATCTGCGGCAATCCATTCTGACGTGGTCATCGTTTTGATGGACCGTGGGTCAGTGGTGTCGAAGGCGGGAGCGCCACTGCTACGAGCAGTGACAGGCGAAATAGGCGTGGGCGCACTCGAAGATTTCTTGACCGGAGGATTTGAAACCAAAGTGGCTTCAATTCTACCGATCTCCTTGGCCTGCAAGATAGGCGACAAACGGGATATGCGGTCTGCTTCTTTGGGGTTGGACCCTAGATAGTACGCTACATCAGGACCAACATCAGAGGTCTGGATCGTCTCGGCCATTACGGTCGTGATGCGGAGGTTGGGGTTGTACGCGACTTGTTCGAAGTCATCGTATTTGCCCCGCGCGTCCTCTTCGCGGTCGTGGTAGGCTTCTACATATTCAGACCGCTGCTTTTGAACTTCCCGTTCCCGTAGCATCTGTTCGGCGTATGCTTTCGCATAGGTTTCGACCGAATCAAATTGATCAGGTGGCGGTAATTCAGAAGGCGCAGTAGGAACAGCCCGTTGAGCCTGCTCCCGTTCCCATTTCCGTTGCTCTCTTGCGAGGCGCTTGCCGACTATGGCGTCCAATTCTTCTTGTGTGAAAGATTTGGGCGTTTCAGTCGTTTGATCTTCCGGCCTTGTAGTTTCAGCAATAGGAGCCGCCGTAGCTTCCGATTCTGACGCGGGCGCCGGGGCGTCCGCTGGGGTAAGCAGGTTGTCGTCGTTCATGGGTTACTCCGAGGAGTGCCTGGCTACCGGCCAGTCGGTTAAACTGAAAGACCTGCCACTTTTTCTTGGAAGGCTTTCACACGGGCCTCAAGGGCCTGCGTAGCGGATGCCAGATCAGCAGCGCGCGCGTCAAGTGACGCAGCCGTAGCAGCCTGACGAAGTTCGGTAGCATTGCAAGAAGCTTCCTGACGAGACAGAAGATCTGCGCGGGCGGCAAGAGCGGCGTCGTTGTCCGCCTTGGCGGCGTCAAACGCAGCGCGGTCAATCTTAAACTGCGCCTGATCCGCTTTCAGCACCGCGCGGGCGTCCTTGGCCCCAGCAACCATTTCAGCGGCAGCAGCCTTGGCGGCGGTAAGCTCTTCCGCAGCTTTGGCCCGGTCAGCAACCGCGTCCTGAGCGGCAGACAGCGCGCCCTGACGGACGGCCAACTCATCCCGCAACGCGGCCATCGTAGCCAGGTTTTTGGGAAGCTGGTTAAGAAAGTAATCCATGTAGTCCATTGGGGCGCTATCCTGCGAGACGTTCATGGGGACACCTTTAAGCGTAATAGCTGATGTTAATCTTGGCTCCAGCCACCTGCTCGATGAACCGGATCATGGTCAGATCACCATCGTACTGGAGCGTCACGCCAACAGGAAGCGGCATCCCAACGGACGAAGTGGGGGCAACGTTATCGTCGCGCCAGCGCACAGCCTGACCTTCGGGAGTGATGAGAGCGATTACAGGACGGCAATTCAAGCCGTTAAGATCGACATATGGAACTGTCAGCGCCGTGGAAGAGCTGAGAGAGGTGATCTGCTGATAGCCTAACCTGGTCGTGATGGCTTTCAGGTTAATCGACATCATATTCTCCTAGACTGCGTAAAGGACCGAATTTCTATAAAGTACTGCGTCGGTCCCGTAACCGGCGGGGTGAAGGGGGTATACGTGATGTCTACGGCCTGCCCGGTTAACGAGTATAGACCGTTTTG